CATCTAATATTTGTGATTGTATGCTATTTGATGGCAATAGATTATACTTATTAGAATTAAAAAGCATTAAAGGTAAATCTATACCATTTAGCAATTTAAAACGAAACAATAAAGATAAAAGATTAGAAGAATTATTATTAACAACATATTTTAAAAATATAGTAGCAGGAATAATTATAGAGTTTAGCACATTAGATCGTGCTTTTTTTATGCATATAAACGATATAACAGATTTTATTAGAGCGAGTGATAGAAAATCAATACCGCTTGATTATTTTAAAGAAAAGGGTATAGAAATAGAGGTTATTAAAAAAAGAGTAAACAATGGTTTTAATGTGAAGAAATTATTACTTGACATATAAACTGATAATTTAGTTATTTTCAGTTTATTTGTAAAAAAATAGGTGATTAAATGAAAGTATTTTATATAAACTTAAATGAAATAGATAAAAAATATGAAAAAATGAAGGAAATAAGAATAGTACCATTAGCTGATATCCATATAGGAGATGAATTATTAGATCATAAATTATTAAAACAAACGATTGAATATATAAAAAATAATGATAATGTATTCACTATTTTAAACGGAGATTTGATGAATACAGCGTTAAAAAATAGTGTTAGTGATATATATTCAGAAACACTTACACCAATGGAGCAAATAGATGCGTTATTGGAATTATTAGAGCCGATTAAAGATAAAATATTAGTTGCGACATGTGGAAATCATGAAAGAAGAATTGAAAAAGACACTAGTGTAGATATAATGAATTTAGTAATGAAACAATTAGGATTAGGTCACAGATATACTAGTGGCTCTTTTTATTTGTATTTATATTTTGGTGAAAAAACACAGGGAAGAAAAGCTCCAATGGTTTATACAATATATGGTTATCACGGAAGCGGTGGTGGAAGAAAAACAGGGGGAAAAATAAATAGAGCAATAGAAATGAGTAATGTATGTATTGCAGACATTTATTTAATGAGCCATGTACATGAACCAATAGGAACAAAAAAGGTAATATATTTACCAGATTATTCAAATAAAGCCTTAAATAAAAAAGAAATGTTATATGCAATTAGTAATTCATTTTTAAAATATGGTGGTTATGCAGAACAATTTGGATTCACACCAGTAAGTACAAGCAGAATAGAATTGATATTAAATGGGCAAGAACGAGAAGTTAAGATATTAATATGAAAGGAAGAAAAAAATGATAACTAGGGTATCACATGCAGATTATATAGCAATAAAAAATACTTTTACAGAAAATGAGATAAAAGAAAAATATGGAAAACTTGTAATAGTAAAAAAACAAAGAAAAAAGACTAGAAAATAGTCTTTTTATTGTCTTAATGGAGCACCAGCACCATCTTTAAATACACCGATTGCAATTTTAATAATATCAGCTAACCAACCAATTGTAAACACTCCGAAAGTTAATAAATACAAAAGTCCTTTTCCAATTCTACCAACATAAAAATGGTGCAAACCAAACATTCCGCCAAAGACACATAATAGCAAAGCTGTTTTTTTGCTTTTGTCGCTTGTTAAGGTCATATAATTAGCCATATTTTCACCTCCCTTCCGTTTCAAAAAAATACATACTGTAATTTTATTATATCATAGATTAACTAAAAAAATATATCATTAATATTTTAATATGAAAAAGGAGGAATAAAATGAAATATTTAGTAGAAGCGTTAGAAATTTATAAAATAAAAAATGTTCGTGATAAAGAATTAGGGAGAATACCAGAACCTGGAGAACAATTTGAAGTGGATAAAGAACGATTAGATATTTTATTAGAAAAAAATCCATACAATACAGCATTTGTTAAAGTAATTGAAGAAATAAAACCAATAGAAAAACCTAAAGAAGGATCTAAAGAAAAAACAGAACAACAAGAAACTAAAAAGAAAACTACTAAAAAAGGAGTGAAATAATGGAAGGAATTATTATCACAGCAATAATAGTATTAGGAATATGCTATATAGCAACAATAAATAAAAATGGACTTAAATAAAATAAAACAATTAATAAAAGAAAACAAGATAATATATTTTTATAAATCTGCTATGTGGCAAAAGAAAAAGAAAGAAATATTAATTAGGGATAACTATGAATGTCAAGAATGCAAAAAAGAAGGTAAACTAACAACAATACAACAAAGCAAATTAGATGTTCACCATATAAAGGAATTAAAAGATTATCCAGAATTAGCATTTAACAATGATAATCTGATAACAGTATGCATATATCATCATAATTTATTAGATGGAAGAATAAAACCAAAGAAAGAAAAATTTATAAACGAAGAGAGATGGTAGGTATGTTCAAAACAAGATATGGAGAATACACAACAGAATATATAAAAGAAATATTAAATAAAGAAAATAAAAACTATTTTGAAATAGAATTAACAAAAGATATTAAAGAAAGAATATATAATTATTATGCAGATATAAGAAGTATTTTATGTGGTAATCCATGTAGAGGAGTAACAAAAGAAGAAGTACAAGTTAATATGAATTACAATTTATTATATGATAGAAGAGGATATACAAAAGAATTGATAGACTTTGTAATGGATATAATCATGCAAAGCAAAATGAGATAGCCCCCCTTAAAAAAATTCGACCTTATTTTAGGAGGGTAGGAAACGGGGGCGGGGTACTAAAAACAGATAAATTTAAAATAATTCACGTGATGGGTGGTGAAAAAATGCCAAAAACTAAAAAAAATATGTATAATGATGAGCTTTATTTTAAAATTAGGCAAGATTTACTTGATCAATTAGAAAATAATGGGACAGTAGGTAAGCAATACGAAGATATGATAGAAGATTATATGAATTTTTGGGTTACAAAAAATTTATTGCAGGAAGATATTAAAAAACGTGGGGTAACTGTAAAATACCAAAATGGCAAAGACCAATGGGGACATAAAAAAAATGATAGTATTGCTGAATTAGTTAAAGTAAATGCTCAAATGTTAAAGATATTATCTGAATTAAATTTAAAACCATCAAAGGAAAGTGGTAAGAATGAACCAGCACCAAGTGAAGAAGATTATTATTAAGGAAGTAGAAGAATACTTAAAGTGGTGTTATGATAATCCGCAAAAAATAAATAAAAAAAGATGGTTATTAATTAAAAATATCGTTGAACCTACATTAGCAAGGGATGATATTTTTTTTGATGAAGAAAGATATTATAAATGTATAAATTATTGTGAAAGGAATTATTATCAATTATTTCCTTATCAAAAATTTATTTATGCATTTGCATTTATGTTTAAATATAAAGATGTGCCATTTGAAAAAAATATACCTTTATTCTTTAAATTCATTATTGAAATGGGCAGAGGTAATGGTAAGGATGGATTTATAGCACCATTAATAAATTTTCTTCAAACGCCTATGTATGGTATTCCAAATTATAATATTGATATAGTCGCTACAAGTGAGGACCAATCGAAAGATACTTTTTTGGTAGTTTACGATATGATGCAAAATGACTTAAATAGATTTAAAAAATTGTTTTATATAAGTTTAGAACAAATAATGAATTTAAGCACTAGGTCGAGATTAAAATATAACACATCAAACGCAAAAACAAAAGATGGTAAAAAAATTGGTGCAATTGTATTTAATGAATACCACGCATACGAAAATTACGATCAAATATCAGTATTTGAAAGTGCTGGAGGTAAAATACCGCACTTTAGAATATTTATCATTACTACTCAAGGGAATGTTAGAGGCGGACCTCTTGATGATGAATTAAGTTATTGTGATTTAGTTTTAAATGGGGAAAGTAATGATTTAGGTTACTTCCCTTTTTTATGTGAATTAGATAGTGAAGATGAAATTGATAATGAAGAGATGTGGGTTAAAGCAAATCCTAGTATTGAATATATGGAGAATTTAAGAACAGTTATTAAAAATCAATATTTGGAAATGAAAGAAAGACCACAAAAAAGATTTGAATTTTTAACTAAACGAATGAATATCCCGTCAAGAGAAGAAACGACTTGTGTTACTTCATGGGAGAATATATTAGCAACTAATCAAGAAATACCAGATTTAAGTGGTATGAATTGTTTAGGTGGATTAGATTATGCAGATGTGCAAGATTTTTGTGCAGTGGGGCTATATTTCAAAAAAAATAAAAAGAAATATTGGATTCATCATTCGTTTATTTGTAGTTCAAGTCCACATTTAAAATTAATAAAATTTGATATTAATTTAGCAATTAAAAAAGGATTAGCAACAATGGTTAATTCTAAAACTATAAGTCCAGAAATTGTTGTTAATTGGTTCGTTGAGATGAGTAAAAAATATAATATATTAAAAATTGCTATGGATACATTTAGATATAATTTATTAAAAGAGGAATTTGAAAAGTACGGTTTTTATCCGAGAGATAAAGACCATCCAGATGGAAAATTAATTTTAGTAAGAAATGGGGCTGTTACTCATAATAAAGTATTCCCTTTAATAGATGATGCCTTTGCCAATCATAATTTGGTTTATGGTGACGATATGATGATGCGTTGGTACACAAATAATACAGCTGTAAAGGTAGATGGTAAAGGTAATAAAACATATGAAAAAATAGAATATCAAACAAGAAAAAATGATGGTTTTATGGCGTTAGTCCATGTTATGAGTATAGATGATGAATTGCCTAACGATACAGAAAATGTGATATTTTTCACAGAGGCAATAAGTGGATAGATTGGAGGAAAAATGAAAGCAATAGATTGGTTTAAATGGAATTTTGCAAAAAAAGACAAATTCACTTTAGATAATTGCAGTTTCAGCGATATTGCTTCAGAAATTGCTTATAAGGAAATAGCTTTAAATAAAGTTATTAATCTAATTGCTAATGCATTATGTAATTGTGAATTTAAAACTTTTAAAGAAAATAAACCGATTAAAAAAGATAATTATTATTTATTTAATATAGAACCAAATATAAATCAAAATGCAAGTGAATTTAGACATAAAATGATATCAAAATTAATTAAGGATAATGAATGTCTAATAATTCAAGAAAATAATCAATTCTTTATAGCAGACAATTTTGATATAGAACAAAAGACACTTAAAAATAGTGTCTTTTATAATGTAACAATTGACAACTTAACAATGAAAAAAAGATATTCTGCACAAGATGTTATTTATTTAAAACTTAATAATGAAAACATGAAAGTTTTCGTTGATGGTTTATATGAATCATATGGGAAATTAATTGCAAAAGGAATTATTGATTATAAACGAAAAAATGGAATTAAAGGAAAATTAAAAATTAGTTCTATGTTTTCACAAAACTTCAAGGATGAAAATGGTAGTTTTAATCAAGCAAGAATGCAAGAATATATTTCGAATTTATTTAAGTCTTATTTCACTGAAGTTAATTCAGTTTTACCATTACAAGAAGGTTTTGAATTCACTCAATTAGAGGGAAATCAAATTGAAATATCGGTTGATGAAATAAATAAAGGAATTGATGGTGCTTTAAATTATATTGCAACTGCTTTTGGACTTCCAGAAGGATTTTTCAGAGGTAATGTTGTAGATGTAAAAGAGCAACGCAATGATTTTTTAAGTTTCGTTGTAAAACCGATAGCTAAACTAATTGAGAGAGAATTCAATCGTAAGATTTTTGGTAAGGAAGAATATATCAAAGGTTCTTATTTAAAAATTGATACAAATAGAATTAAGCAAATTGATATATTTGAAAACGCTGGTAGTCTCGATGTTTTAACTAGAATTGGTTATTCACACAATGATCTTATGGATTTATTAGAAGAACCAAGAAAAGAAGAAGACTGGGCTAATAGGCGTTATATTACCAAAAATTATATGGACATCTTGAAAGGTGGTGATGAAGGTAATGGTTAAGAACAAATTTATGCAACTTGTAAATCAGGAAAATAAAGCAGAGTTGTATATTTATGGAGATATCGTTGACTATGCATTTTGGGAAAACGATGTTGATGCAAATACAATTAGAAATCAATTAAAAGATTTACAAGTTAGCGAAATTGATGTTCATATTAATTCTTATGGCGGTGATGTTTTTACTGGAATAGCAATTTATAATATGCTGAAAAATCATTCAGCTAAAATTAATGTTTATATAGATGGATGTGCTTGTTCTATTGCGTCAGTTATAGCAATGGCAGGAGATAAAATCTATATGCCAAAAAATGCTCTTATGATGATTCACAACTGTTGGACTATCGCAATGGGGAATTCCAAAGATTTAAGAAAAACGGCTGATGATTTGGACGTTATTATGAATGCCAGTATTGAAAGTTATATGGCAAGAGTAAAAATAACACGTGAAGAATTAATAGAACTATTAGATAATGAAACTTGGCTAACAGCTGAGGAATGTGTTGAAAAGGGATTTGCAGATGAGATATTACCGTTAAATGAAGAGAATGGAATATCGCAAAAAGCAGTCCTTTTTGATTTAGTCCAAAAAATAAAAGGAAATCAAGCGCCTAGTCAAAAAATCGATTATTCTGAAATAGCAAAAGAAATTGCTAAAGAGTTAACTTCGAATAGTGAAATAAGAGAGAAAATAATCGAAGAAAATGACAAAAAGACTGAAGAAAAAAAAGAAACCGTTTTAAACGGTTTTTTTAAGTTTATGGAAAGGAAAGGAAGGAATGAATAATGAAAAATTTAGATGTAAATTTAAAAGAAAAAGCTATTGAAGCAATTAAAAACGGAGATGCTGAAAAACAAGCAGAAGTATTAGAAGCATATTTTAACAGCATTGCAAGTGATTTAGCACAAAAATTTGAAGGTTTAGAAAATGAAACTGATGAAAAAGTTTTAAAACAAAGAGGTTTCAGAGTTCTAACTAAAGAAGAGAAAAATTATTTTGAAAAATTAGGATATGCAATAAAAACACAACAAGCATTAAGTGATGTTGATGTAGTAATGCCTAAAACTGTTATCGACCAAGTATTCGAAGATTTGGAAAATAATCATCCATTACTTAGCAAAATTGATTTTGTTAATGTGACAGGAATGACTGAATTTTTAGTAAGAGTTGGGGATGTTGCACCTGCTTGGTGGGGAAAACTTTGTGATGAAGTTGAAAAAGAATTATCAAGTGCGTTTAATAAAGAAACTGTTACAACTTACAAATTAAGTGCATTTTTACCAGTTTGCAAAGCGCATGTTGATTTAGGTCCAGTTTGGTTAGAAGCTTTCGTTCGTAGATTCTTAACTGAAGCTCTAGCACAAGGATTAGAAAAAGCAATTGTAAAAGGTACAGGTAAAGATGAGCCAATCGGTATGAATAGAAACTTGAGTGGCGCAGTAGTTGATGGTGTTTACCCTGAAAAAACAGCTCTAGTTATCAATGATTTCAAACCTGATACAATCGGTAATTTAATCGCTAATTTAACAAATAACGGAAAGAGAACTGTAACATCAGCAATAATGATCGTTAATCCTGTTGACTATTATGCAAGAATTATGCCTAACGTTTTATACCAAAATGTATATGGTGCATATGTACCTAGTTTACCATTCCCAATTGAATTTATTCAAAGTGCCGAAGTTGAAATTGGTAAAGCTATTTTAGGACTTGGAAACAGATATTTCTTAGGTTTAGGTTCAACACAAAAAATTGAAAAATCTGATGAATATCGTTTCTTAGAAGATGAAAGGGTATATCTTGGAAAACTTTATGGAACAGGAAAACCAAAAGATAATAGTTCATTTATATATTTAGACATTACAGGTTTGGGCGAAATTATTGAAATTTAATGAGGTGATAAAAAAATGCTAGAAGAAGTAAAAAACTATCTAGCTATAACATGGGATGATGAAATTACTAATAGTAATGTTCAAAATTCCATAAATGAAGGCATGGACTACCTACAGCGAATTGTAGGTAGTTCTATTGACTTCGATGCTGATTTAACAGCTAGAGCATTATTAAAGGATTATTGTAGATATGTTCGTAACTATTCACTGGAATATTTTGAAATAAATTTTAGAAGTAGTTTAATAAGACTACAATTAGAATATGCAAATAAAAATACAGCATCCAGCATATAGAGATGGTGTTTTGGAATATGGTGAAGTTACGACAATTTACGATAGTGCAAGAAAAAAAATAGGCGAAAGCTTTAATATTTTAGAAAAGCTAATGTTTGAAAAGATGAGTATGCGTGAACAAGATTATGTTTTAGCAAATTCATTAGGAAAAACATTAGATTTAAAAGTTAAAGTTCCTTTAAGAAATTTAGGAACTGATAAAAAGATAAAAATTGATAATAAAATATATGATATTTATCGAATTGATAGCGATGATTTCAACACTTATTTATATTTACAGGTGGTGAGCAAATGACAAACGAAAAAATAGTACAAGCCCTAGAAGAATTTGGGTATCCAGTTTTCTACAATTTTGATGATAGCCACATATCTTCATTAGATACGTGGAATTTTTTTAGTTATAGCGAAAGTACTATTAGAAAAGTTAACTGTAATTATTATCAAGATATTGAAATCGTTTTTGTTAGTGAAAAAACTTCTAATCCTAACTATTTCGAAATTGATATTATCGAAAAAATGGAAAGTATTGGTTTGAAATTAAATGGTGATGGTCAATATGAACACTTTAAAAAAGCTAATACTGATGATTATATTGATACCATCACATTAACATTTACAAGACCAATCAAAAAGAAAAAATGAAAGCAACTTTTGAATTAAAAGGTGTTGAAGGTTTTGAAAGATTAGAAGAAAAAATAAAATTAATGCCAAAAATATCAGAAGATATTATCAATAATTATCTTCATACAAAAGCTAACAAAATAGCTATTAATGAAATAAAAAAAGAAATGCCTTTAAGTAAAAAGAAAAAAGGTATTCATGCAAAAATGGGAGATAGTTTAAAATCCGTTGATAGAAATCTTGGTTTTATGATTGTTTCTACAAAGAAATTTCAATATCTAGTGTTTCCTGCTTTAGGGACTGGAACATCTAGAAAAAACCAACCTAATGATTTTATGAATAGAGGTTTAAATAATATTATCCCACAAATTATTGATGATTTGGAAGAAAAATTATCTAAAGGAATGGAGGAAAAATTATGATAGAAGTATTTGAAGATTTTAATATTGAAGAAGCTTCAGTTCAAGAATTAGACAGTAATTATGAAACAACTGGAACTGCTAAAAGTTTTGGTTGTGTTGGTACTTTAAGCATTGAACCAGAACTTCAGCAAGTTGTTAAAAATTGTGGAATTAAGCAATTAAAATCTGTTACAAAGACTGCTTATTTAAACGTATCAATAGCAGGTCATATTAATAGAAGTGTAGCTGAAGCATTATTTGGTTTAACTTCTGAAGGACTTGTGACAGGCGTTAAAGCATTTAATGTTAATTCTACTTCAAAACCTATGTGTTTCACAGCTAAGGTTTATAATATGGATCGTAGCGAAGTTAAATATATTGCATTACCGATAATTCAAAATATTAGCGGTTTTGTTAAGAATATAGATAATGGAGCTACTGAGGTGGCTTATGTAGAATTAGAATTTAACGCATTATTTGATAAGAATAATAATGCTTATTATGAAGCATTAGAAAGTGAATTGACAGATGAAACTGTAAAATCAAAATGGATGACAGAATTTACACCAGATTTGGTAAAAGTAACATCAATATAAATAAAAGCCGATTTTTACAATCGGCTTTTTATTTTTATTAAAATTATAAAAAGGAGAGGTAAGTAATGGAAAAATTGAAATTAAAAAACGGTAAAGAAGTTAATTTAGAAATCACATATGGAAAATTATTTGAATTTCAAAGAAAATATAAAGATATTGCAAAAGATTTAATTGAAGTAGTAACAAGAAAACAAACAACAGACCATGAAACAATTATGCAGATAATCTACGTAGGTTATTTGGGCGGAAAAAATGAAGAACCTATTTTAAGTTATGAAGAGTTTTTAGATTCAATTGATTTTGATTTTAAACGTGATTTAATTCTATTTTCTAATTTAGTAGGGGCGAATGATAGAAAAAACTAATTTTTGCCAATGCTTTATCTAAAGCGACCAAAAAAACATCGAAAGTTAAATATGCAACTATTGATTATATTTCAAAGATAACAACAATAGCAGATATTTACACACTTTATGTGTTGCACGCAGGAATACCAGCAGAAGATTTTTGGAATTTGGATATAAGATTTTTGGAATTAGTTTATATAAATAAATTAGCTTGGGATTCTTATTTAAAAAATCCAAAAGAAAGGTAGGTGAAGTATGGCAAAGAAAAAAGGTATTGATTTAGAGTTTTCGATAACCGAAGGAGAAGCATTATCCGCTATTAGAAATTTAACAAATCAAATATCTGTTATGAATAAAGAACTTAATTTAACAAATACTGTGTTAAAAAACGATAATGCTAGCATTGATGATTATAAAAATAAACTTAATATCCTCAAAAGAGAAAAAGAATTATTATCGCAAAAAGTTCAAGAAGCATCAAAGGCACTTGAAAAAGCAAAATCAGTTTATGGGGACAACTCCGATGAAGTTCAAAAATGGCAAAAAAGATTATATGAAGCTAAAACGGAACAACAAAAAGTAGAAAATCAAATTCAAGCTACAACAAAAGCGATTGATGATTTTGGTGAAGAAACAGAAGAAGCTACTAAAAAAACATCAATTTTTGGCGATGTTTTAAAAGCAAATTTAATGAGTGAAGCTATTATTATTGGTGTTAAAAAAATAGCTGATGGTATTAAACAAGCCGTTTCTTCTGTTATTGATTTAGGAAAACAAAGCGTTCAGAGTTATGCTGAATATGAACAATTAATTGGTGGTGTTGAAACACTTTTTGGTGATAGTTCAAAAACAATATTAGAATATGCAAATAATGCTTATAAAACAGCTGGTTTATCAGCAAATCAATATATGGAAACAGTAACGTCATTTAGTGCTTCCTTGTTACAAAGTGTTGGCGGAGATACAGAAAAGGCGGCTAAAATTGCTGATATGGCAATAACAGATATGGCAGATAATGCTAATAAGATGGGCACATCTATTGAGATGATACAAAATGCATATCAAGGATTTGCTAAACAAAATTATACCATGCTTGATAATCTAAAATTAGGTTATGGTGGTACCAAATCAGAAATGGAAAGATTATTAAAAGATGCAACAGCCATTTCTGGTGTTAAATATGATATATCAAATTTAAATGATGTATATGAAGCAATACATGTTATTCAAACAGAATTAGGCATAACAGGAACAACAGCAAAAGAGGCTAGTTCAACAATCTCAGGTTCGATTGCATCCATGAAATCGGCGTGGTTAAATCTTATAACAGGTTTAGCTAATGGGAATAGTGATTTAAGTCTTTTAATTCAAAATGTGGTTGATAGTGCATTGACGGCAGCCGATAATGTTTTACCTATTGTGGAACAAGTTACAAACAGTATTATTTCAATGATGCCACAAATTTTAACTAAAATAACTGAATATTTACCAAGATTTTTAGATACAGGTTCAAAATTATTAACTAATTTAATTAATGGTTTAAATGAAAACATGCCAACGATTATGAGTGCAGTAATGCAAATAATTAATATATTATTAAATACTTTTATACAAAATTTACCTAAATTAATTGAAATGGGTATAACGATAATTGTATCTTTAGTAACAGGAATCGCTGAAGCATTACCAGAATTAATACCACAAATTATTGAAGCGATATTATTAATTGATGAAACTGTAATTGATAATATTGATTTAATAATTGATGCAGGAATTCAACTAATAATTGGATTAGCAGAAGGATTAATTAATGCATTACCAATTATAATAGATAAAATACCTGTTATAATTGATAAATTAATTATTGCTATAACTGATAATTTACCTAAAATAATAGAGATGGGATTTATTTTATCTGTTAAATTAGCAGAAGGATTAATAAAAGCTATACCACAATTAGTTTCTAAAATTCCTCAAATAATTAATTCTCTTATAGATGGTATAAAAAATTATTTTTCTAAAATGATTAAACTTGGTGGTGAATTATTAGATAAAATAAAAGAAGGATTATTAGACGGAATTTCCAAAATAAAAGATATTGGGAAAAATTTAGTTGAAGGATTATGGAATGGTATCAATGATGCAAAAAAATGGATTCTAGATAAAATATCAGGATTTGGTGGAGATATTTTAAAAGGGATTAAAGGTTTTTTTGGAATAAAATCACCATCAACGTTATTTCACGATGAAATAGGTTTAAATCTTGGGTTTGGTGTTGCGGAAGGTATTGAAGACAGCATAAGCGCTGTTAACAAAGCAATGCAAAATCTTCAACAATCAGCCATGAATGAAATAGAGCCTAGTATAAATATTGGAAGTGCAACAGCTAACGGTATTGAATTAGGAAGTGTTAGACCATTATATATTACAATAGAAGAATTCAATAATAATAGAGAACAAGATATTGAAGCATTCGCTGAAGAATTAGCATTTTTATTAAGGCAGAAAGAGTTGGTATAAATGGAAAACTATTTTTTTATAAATGATGTTGATAGTAGAACAGTAGGTGTGAAATGTGGCACATTCCCACCTATTGTTATTCCTAAAAAAAGAACTAATAGTATTGTTATTGATGGTAGACATGGTAATTTAACTGAAACGGATAATTGCTATGAAAGTTATATATGGACCTTAGAATGCTATTCTGAAGATAAAAATATTGAACAAATTGAAATGTTCTTTAGAGATGCAAAAACATTAAGATTGAGCAATAATCCAGAAAAAGTTTATTTTGTTAGAATAAAAAACCAAATAGACTTATCAATTATAGCTGAGTATTGGCGTAATTTTACAGTTGTGTTTGAGGTTCAACCAATCATTAAAAGTTACACAATTTATGAGGAAAATGTAATTGATGGGAATCATAGTTTTACAGTAGGTGGAACTTTTGAAACAAAACCAATTATTGAATTAGAAGGGACAGGAAATTTTATTATAACCATCAATAATCAAAATATTATTATTAATGATTTAGAGAACGAAAAAATAATAATTGATACAGATTTAAAAATTGCTATGATAGATAATGCAAATGCTTCTTTAAAAACAAATGTTAATTATGACAATATTAAATTAAATATTGGAATTAATAATATTAGTGTAATAGGAGAATATGATAGTTTAAAAATAAAATATAGGAGGTGTTATTTATGCTAATTTATGACAAAAATACACCTCTTAATTTATCTTCTTTTAATAATAATGGATTAGGTTATCTAACTGATTTCGTATCTAATCCAAAAATAACAGAAGAATTAAATTCAAAAGGAATTTTTACTGGTAATTATAAATTAGAATTCGAGTATTCTATAAATGGTCTAAATGCAGAACATTTGCAAGAATTAAATTATATTAAAGTAAACCATGATGGAAAAGACCAGATTTTTTATATAGAAAGTGTTAAAAAGACTTTAAATAAAATATATGTCTATGCAAGACATATATTTTTTCTTACTAAAAATGGTTTTTTAGAAGATACAAGAATAATGTATGAAAATGCTACAACAGCTTTAGATCATATAATCAGCAATACTCAATTTAATGGTGTTTTTGAAGCATATAGTGATGTTGAAATTATGAGTACTGCTTATTATATTAGAAAAAATTTAATTGAGGCTATTATAACAGCTGATAATTCAATGCTAAAAAATTGGAATTGTGATTTAGAATTAGATAATTTTATAATTAAATTATTGAACCAACGTGGTGAAAATAAAGGCGTAACCATAGAATATGGGAAGAATTTATTAGGAATTGAATATTCTGTTGATTATTCTAATATAGCAACACGAATTATGCCACAAGGAGCAAATGAATTACTATTGCCAGAAAAATATATTGATAGTCCTTTAATAAATAGTTATCCGATAATTTATTACCAACATATAAATTTTGATGACGTAGAGGTAGATGAAGAAACAACCGAAGAAGAAGCACAACAAATACTCAGAGATAAAGTTAATGAGTTATATGCAAACGGTGCAGATTTGCCTAACATCAACATTAAAGTTAATTGGCAAGATGTGTCAAAAACTGAAGAATATAAAGATTATCAATATTTTGAAAGTATTAAATTGGGCGATATAGTCAATATCAAATTTATGGGTATGAATTTAACATCACGAGTTATTAAAACTGTTTGGGATTGTGTACAAAAAAAATATATTGCTTTTGAATTAGGGAACGTCAAGACAAATTTATTACAAATTCAAAAAACAACAGCAAAAAGGGAAATTGAAGAAATCGTAAACATACCTAGTATTTTAAATAAAGCACAACTTGAAGCTAGCGAAAAAATAAAAAATGCTATGGGTGGATATGCTACTAAAACCGAAAATGAATATTTGATTTTAGATACAGGAGATATTGAAACAGCTGAAAGAGTAGCAAGATGGAATATAAACGGTTTAGGTTTTAGTAAGAATGGTTATAACGGTTTATATGAAACAACTATTACAGCAGATGGCGAAATTAACGCAAGTAAGATAACATTTGGTACTTTAAATGGTGAATTAATAAAAGCTGGCACTATTAAAGCTAATCAAATATCTACTGGTGTTTTAGATAAATCAGGGAACAATTTATTTTCCAACACAATGTTTTACGATTTTAAAGATTGGAGTACATTACCAAATTTTGAAATATACGAAGCTCCTATTCCTCCAACAGAAAATGTTGTAGATTATGATTTTTGGTGTTGTACACAGAATTTTGAAAATTATAAAGCAGGTGTTATTTATCAATATATTGATGGTATATGGCATGAAACTGAATTGTCAAAAACAAGTTTTTATAATCATGAAGAAGCTCTTAAACAATACCTACAAATTGTAGAAAATCAAGAAACACAAATCAACTATTTAAGTGGCAGAAAGGTACAGTTTTTCTTAGATGGAACAGGTGAACAAGGTGGTTTGGGTTGTCCATTAGTTACAAAAATTATTCCAATTAATCAGGATGAAGAATACATGACATTATCTTATAAAATCAAAAATAATTTGGAATATGGATGGATAGAGGCATATCTATCACTATTATACGATAACACAAAAACCGTTTTAGTGAATGATAAAATCATTTTTAATGAAGGAAAGGATTATTTTATTGATGATGTTAGAAATCTGACATTAGAAAAAATTAAAATAAAAAATCAAAATCAAAGTACGTTGATTTATGGTAATGCTTCACATTTAGAGCCTGAGGATAAAGATAAATACTGGTTAAAATTACAATTTGAAGGCGATATATTTGGTTTTTTGCATAAATACAATCATGAGACACAACAATGGGAAGAAATTGATGAACAAACAGGATTTGTTGATATAACAACTGATACTTTATATATACGATATGCCCAAAATACATTTATTGATTTTGGTTTAAATAAGAATAATTATACGACTAAATATGCATATTTTGAAATACGTGCACGAGCTGTGAATGTTGAACAAAGCGAAACAGAACCAATACCAAATAAATATACCTATTGGGGAAATCCAGCAACTAATGAAATAAAAAGACCAATCTTTGATGAAGATACATTTGTTCGTTGGGAATTGATTGATGTACCAAATGATGTTGCTTTAGCGAATGCAGAGAGTATATATACAAGCAATCCTTGTTTATTTCCAAAAGGAACAATTGATTTTGGGGATTTAAAACTTGAATATGGCGATTATACTGCATGGAGTCCAAACCAAAACGAAGTATATGGTAGAAATGCTTATTTTGGTTCAAGAGGTTTAGAAATCACAAAAGATAATAACAAAATGTTCATTGATGAGGACGAGATTAAAGCGACATATAAAGACACAACCGTATTTGATATAAATCAAGATGAAATTTATGGCAAAAAATTTAGAACTGAAGAGTTTGAATTAAACGGTGTTGTTGAAAAACGAATTAATACGGGTACAAGAAAAATAACGATAAGGTATGAGGTGTAGTTATGGCAGTAATAAATGGAAAAGTAAATGGTAGTGCAGGTAGTAGTTATAGATTTTGGATAGAATACGAAACAAGTTCAAATATAGCAGAAAACAAAACAATAATTACTAGCATAAGTGTAATCGCTGAAAAGATAAAAGGTACTGGTTATTATAATCTAGGTAACACTACTGTATCACTAAACATCGATGGAGTAGATTACGGTGCAGTTGTTAGTGGTTATGATTTCCGTAAATATACTCGTAAGGTACTCGTTACAAGAAATAATATAGAAATTCCACACAACGATGATGGAACAAAAAAGATTACTATAAGTGCAATTTGGAATATGGATAACTCGCCATATTTAACAACAGCAGAAGCAAGTGCAACTTTTGACTTACCTTTTATTCCGAGAAAATCTTATTGTAACTTTGAAGATTTTATTGTAGGAAATAATATACCAGTAACAATTTCTAGAGCGAGTGCCAATTTCAAACACACTTTAAGATTATATATTAATGGTACATTAATTCAAACAGTATCAAATGTAGATACTGAAACTACAATAACATACGACGCAGATACTGTATATGCAACAATACCTTATTCTACTGAAGGAACAGCAAAAATAACCTGTGAGACATTTTATAACGAAACAAGTTTAGGAATAACTGAAACATCACGAAGAGCAATCATAAATGGTTCTTTAGTATCACCAGAATTTAGCAACTTTGCTATTGCTGAAATGAATCCAATTGTTTATAACTTAACAGGTGGAAATAACTTTATTAAGGTGTTTTCTAATATCAAATTTACCATAGACAGTGAAAATAAAGCAGTACCAAAAAAGAGTGCTAGTATTAGTAAATACATATTCACAGTAGGAACAAAAACAGCAGAGGAATTAGATAGTTCAGGGACAATTGAAAAAATAATTAATTCCGTAGATGGTTCTTCAACAAATGTTACTGTAGTCGATAGTAGAGGACTAAAAACTAGTGTATCAAAAGTAATTAATTTAATTGATTATTTTCCACCTAGTATTATTTCATTAGAAACTCAACGTGAAAATGGTGTTGGTACAAATGTATTCTTAATATTAAACGCAAAAATATATGATGGTGACTTCGGCAATGGCGAAAATAAAATAACCTATTTTGCTTATCGAGTTAAAAATAGAAATGATGAGTGGGATAGCCAACCGTGGTATGAAAAAACCAGTGAATTTAATTTAAAAATGAATTATTATGCTGGGGACATCAGTTTAGATGTATCAGATGATTTTAAATTGTATTTTGATGGAACAAGTGTGGGATTCACATTAGGTCAAGCATACGACATACAAATTAAACTAAGCGATGGAATATCAACTCAAACATTTAATTCAATTTACGGTTCTGCAGGAATAACTGATGGAAAGGTATTAGACGCCCATTTTAAAGATGAAAATGGTGAATATCATATTGGATACAATGGTATGCCTACTGAAGAGTATAACCACACCTTTTATGGAAACTCAAGATTTAATGGCGAAATAATTGGTGCTGATGGCGGATATATAAGTAGAAGAAGAGAAGCTTTAACTGCTAGTGGAGATTTTAATAATTGTTTAACACAAGGTACACATGAGGTGGCTGGAAATAATATTCCTAACGCCCCAACTTCTGGAGAGATATATGGAAAACTATTTGTAGAAATAAATGATAATACAACTCATAATAATACCAATAATTGGATATGGCAGACATTTTATAAAACAGGTGGCGAAATATATCAAAGAAGAAAAATAAATGCTAATTCTTGGACAGTTTGGGAAAGAATTTATAAAGAATATATATTATATGATAACCCAAGTGGTACAACTGGAACTGTCACATTAGCTGATAGTGCGGCTAATTTTATTTATATTGAAATAATTTATAGGACATCTAATAACAGTTATGATAGTGCAAAAATATATAATCCAGATGGTAAAAGTGTCAATTTATTTACGGGTAATTATTACGATAGTGTTATATATAATCAAACGAAAACAGTTAATATTTCCGGGACAATTATATCACCGTCAAGTGTGCAAATAGCAGAGGGAATTTATATTAATGGTAATACAAATACTATTGTTACCGCCGATAGAATCTGGATTCATAGAGTAATAGGTTATAGATAGGAGGAATAGATATGGCATTATTAAAAGAAATACAATTAGAAAATGGTATTACTGTAAAATACCATAGAATAGTAAGTATAAATAAGATTACAAATAACCAAACAATTGTAGAGGTTGCATCTTATACAAGTGAAGATAAAAGGGAAGAAGAAAGAGAAGCAATAAAAAATGGGAAGAGTATGAATGTCTTTATAGATACTAATTATTACAACTTTGATTATAACGAAAATGATAATATACAAGATTATTACAAAAAATTAAAAGAATTAGATAAATTTAAAGATGCAGAAGATATATAGAAAGGAGTAAATCGTGAAAAATGGTAATGCACTAATAACAAAAATAAAAGATATTTCATCATTAATTTCTTCACTAGGCGTTATATTAGGTTTATTTATAGGTGTATATGCCTATTTTAATGAATATAAAGTCAATCAAGATAAAATAACTGAAAACCTTAAAATCACCCAACGAATGGCACTTAAATCAGTGATATGGAATGATAAAGTACCACTTATGGAAAGAGCTTCAGCATGCGATGATTATTTAAGTCTTGGTTATAATTCTTATACTAAAGAATACTGCTCAAGATTGGTGAAAGGGGTAGAATAATGAATAATTTTGTAAATTGGGATATGCTATTCGAGTGGGCTTCATTTGTATCAATTGTGTTAATGTTAACACAATTCACCAAAGATATAAAAATTATAAAAAAAATACCTACTAAATATTGGTCTTTTATAATTGCTTTAATATTAATGGTGATATCAAATCTTGAAGCTAATAGTTTTAAAATTGTAGACCTAGTTTTATATATAATTTCAAGCGTTTTAGCGAGTATGAATGCAAACGGAATATATGATTTTGCTGTAAAAAAGAAAGAGGGGGAATAATATGTTAACACTAAAACATTTTATAGATAAAACAATAAATACTGTTGTCGGTTTTGAACACAGCGATAAATTAAAAGGTGAATGCGTAACTTTAGTTCAAGAATATATTAGATTGTGCCACGGGATACCATTTAAGGCTAGAGGGAATGCTAAAGATTGGGCGGAATCTTGCTACGATATAGCAACAAAAACGGACAAGCCACAATATGGAGATATAATCGTATGGGGGGCTAATGCTACTAAAAGTGGTTATGGGCACGTTGCAATATATATAGATGAAAATAGATATTATGATCAATACGTAGGTGTTACTGCTGGTTATAATAGAGCAGGGATTAAAACAAAACCAATTGCTTATTTAAGATTAAAAACACAAGAGGAGGAATTAAAAATGATTGAAGAATTAAAAAATAGAATAGATAATTTAGAAAAAAGAGTAAATGCATTAGAAAATAATAAACCAATAATAGAACAACCAACAAAAAAAACAGAAGAAACAGTATATATAGTAAAAAAAGGAGACACATTATCTAAAATAGCAAAAGAATATAAAACTACAGTAGATAAATTAGCAAAGGATAATAATATAAAAAATGTTAATTTAATTTATGTAGGGCAAAAGATAATTATAAAAGGCTAGGGTAAAACTAGCTCTTCTCTATAAAAATGTAAATAATAAAAAAATAAAAAATGTTAAAAATATTAAAAAAAGATATTGCACAAAAGTGTATAAAGTAATATAATTGTATTACAAAGTTGTATTTAATTGCTTTGTGTTGTGTTATATTGTTAATATTATACATAATTTGTTATGCATTGTGTATAATAAAAAATAGGAGACACATTTAATACTAGGATGTTAAGTGTTGCTCCACATTATGCTTTGCGAACACCATCCCTAGTTCTTTTTTTTTGCAAGATGAATAATAGTTTTGAAATAAAATAGGTGGGTGAGTGGAATATGAAAAGTTTGCCAAAAAGTTTTTTTGAAAAAACTCGACCAAATGTTAGAGAAAACAAAAATATAGCACAACAAACTGACAACATTGTTATCCCGATTAAATGGTCTAAAGAAGTATTAGAAGGGAAAAAGAAGGTCTTAATAAAATTGCCTAAAAATAATTAATATAAGGGAATTTTATGTGTAAAATTGGAGATATTATTGTAAATGTGGAAATATTTGACAAATAAAATAAACTGTGTATATAATACTGTTGTAGTAGAAATTAATTCTTGGGGGTGGAAAAAAGTGAGAGCAAATGATGTTGCAAAATGGTTTTTAAACACCAATGATTATATGCAAACAGTAACCGACACAGAATTTATAACTAATATGAAATTACAAAAATTGCTTTATTATGCACAAGCATATTATTTGGCAAAATATAATAAACCATTATTTAGAGAAAAAATATTGGCTTGGGAGCATGGCCCAGTTGTTAAAGAGGTTTATGATGAATACAAAAAATTTGGTGGTAATGGAATAATCTATACTGGGGAAGTAATTAATTTTTCACCGGAAATTGAACAATTTTTGTTAAAAATATATGAATTATATGGTCAATATAGTGCATGGAAATTAAGAAATATGACACATTCTGAAACACCGTGGAAAAGTACCCCTATAAACTGTGAGATAAAACATCAAAAAATGATAAATTATTTTAGAGAAAATGACAAATTGCAGTCAATGTAAGAAGAACAAACTTGAAAATCTAGAATCAAAATTTGGTATAATGTATGATTCACCAATATTTTCATTTAAATATTTAGTAAATAATAAAAAATATAATTTTGAAGCAATTCCAGACAACGAACTCAAAGATTTTTGTAAAAAACTAATTGAAAAAATATCAAAATTTGAAAAAGAATATACTATAAGAAGTTTGTTTAATTTAAGAAAAGATAATGTTTTTGAAAAAGTTACAATAGAAAATTTGTATTTCAAACCTAGTAATATTAAATATTCAAATGAAAGCGTTGTTTTTGTATTTAGAATTACTTCAGATTATAGGATGATATGTATGTTTTCAGATGTTGCACCAATATTTCATGTTATAGGTTTTGATTTTAGATTCAATGCATATAACCACGGAAGTTAAGAATAAAAATAAAACCGAGATTAATTCTCGGTCTTTTTTTGTGCCTTAAAAAAGGAAATCCCTCCTATATGCAGTAAGATAATATCAAGGAGGGAATAAAATGTTTGAATTAATTACAATTGAAGAAATTATGTTATTTATGCTATTATATGAAGAAACCGAGGTTTAATCCTCGGTGTTTTTTTATTTTATAATACTGTTTTGTCTTTCAAATAATTTTAATGCATCTCCTAAGGTGGTAGATAATAATTCTTCGTCTCTATATAATTCATCATCAGTAATTGGCTTTTCCTCTGTATCAAAATCATAATTTGTAAATTTCAACGTACCATTAATAATTTCATAAAAAACATAACATGGACAATCTTCGCCAAATTCTTCTATATCTTGTTTTAATTCTCTTATTAATTCATCATTATCTTCTGATATCATAAAATTAGAGTCGTTATTAAAGAAATTATATAGTTTTTCCCAAGTTAATTGTGAGCCTTTTCTTTTTCCTTGTTCGATATTTTCAATAGTAAATTTAGATAATCCCGTTTTTTCTGCTAATTCTTGTTGAGTTAGTCCTTTTTTAATTCTCATTTTTTTTAGCCATTCATTATTAAACATATTTTTTCCCCTTTCTGATATTTTGATTATATCATAAGTCGGTCGGTCATACAAGATATAAAATTAATTATTATGCTTAAAAATATAATCTAACTTAAATTCTTTCATAAATAAATCATAACCATATTTTTTTACAAATTCTTGTTGTCCTATAATTTGCCATTTTCTGACTATTTCAGGTGTGTTATGGCACGTCCTACATAAAGGAATTACCATATCCCATTTAATACTTATTTGTCTACGCGAACCACCAAATATCTCATGTTTATCTATTCTAGTAATATCTTTACTTTTTCCACACTCAATACATCCGTCAAAATTATCAACAAAAACACTTTTTCTATTTCTTTCTTTTTTGGCTTGTTTTTTAGATACATTTTTTAATTTTGTTTTCGCCTTTAAAGATTTGTATAGTTTGATTTTATATTCTTTAGAGTCACAGTTTTTACAGTTATTAAAAGTGATATAATCTTTACAGTGGGAACAGTATATCCCTTTTGTACGTTTTTTCAAGTATTTACATTTATTCATATAGTACCACCTTTCTGTTGTGGTACTAACTAACAATAACCTCCAGGGTATTATCATTTAGTACCACATTATTTCAAATTAATAAGGAAATCATATTTCCCTCTTATTTCAATATTATCTATTATACTCATCCAAAGTTTTCGTTTTTCTAAACTTGTCAATGCATAATACATTGTTTCAAAATCATTTTGAAAGAAATTTTCAATTTTATTATAATCAATTCCCGGACTATTTTCAAGTAAACTTTTATTTTCTAATTCATCAATTTGTGATTTTAAAATATTATATTCCTTTTTGTAATAATCTAAATCAATCATATCATTTATATATAATTCGGTTAATTTATTCAATTTATTTTTTAATGATGGTAAAATAGATTGTTTTTCTTTTTCTATTTTGCTTATATTTTCTATTTCTATCTTTTTGGTTTTTATAGATTCTAATATGTTATCTATTAAATATTTTTCAATTCTCGTTTCTGGTATCGTAACTTTGTTCTTACAATAAATACTCTCGATTGCTTTTTTACATCTGTAATAATTTCGGTCTTCTCTATGTGGATGATTTCCAGTAAAACGGCCACCACATTCACCGCAAACTAATAAACTTGAAAATATATAGCAATGTTTTTCTGTGTTTTTTGATGTATAATTTTTTATGTTTTTTTCTAACATTTCTTGCACCTTATAAAATGTTTCATCATCCAGTATTCTTGGTATATAATCATAAAATATTTCACCCGTTTTTTTTCGTTCGTATATACCAATATATTTTTTGTTTTTTAAATATAATTTAATTGATGAGAAACTTTTTTTTGCAATTGTATTTTGAAACCATCTAACTGTTGCTAATAAATTATTAGTTTCAATATAATAATTATATAAATCTCGTATATGTTGAGCCTTTTCTTCATCGATTATTATTTTTTTATCTTCTGATATTTTGTATCCATATGGAACAGCACCACTGCATACCGTTTTTTGTACTCTATATTTATAATCAAAAACATTTTTTATTCTTTCACTTGTTCGTTTAGCTTCCATTCTGGCTAATGCCAAACTCATATTTAGCCAAAATTCACCACTAGCTGTTGTTGTATCGTAATCTTCCCATATAGTTTTCCATTTTACCTTATGTTTATCAAGAATAGATTGTACTTTATAAAAATCTGAGACAGAACGAAACCAACGATCAAGCTTTGTGAATAAAATTAAATCAATTTTGTTTTGTTTCACATCTTCAAGTAATCTTGTTAAATTAGTACGATTTAATTTTTGTCCTGACTCCCCACCATCTATATATGTATCAACTATTATATAACCTTTTTCTTTAGCATATTTTCTAAGTGCTTCTTCTTGTGCTTCTAAGGAATCTCCCTCTTTTGCTTGTCTATCAGTAGAAACTCTTATATACAATGCTACTCTAATAATTTGTTCTGCCACTATATCACTTCCTTAATATCTTTCGTTGCATGTTTTAGCTGTTTTATTACTTGTAATTATTTTTGTATCTTCATCTAAACTTGAAGTAATAAAATATATTCCGTCTGACATTTCCAACTGCCATTCCCCAAATTTTTTATATATTGACCCTGTATAATTTTTAGCGTTTCTATAATATAATTTTTCTGGTGTTAAATCGATGATATTATAACAATTTAAACTATCCTTTCCTTCTGTGATTCTAAATAAAGCATCTTGTGTAACTAAAAATAAAAATTGTGCAGCGTCAACTTCGATATAATCTTTATCTAAATTGGTGTTCTCTTGATTTTCACAACCTATTATAAATAAAAAACTAGCAATTAATAAAACCATAAACATTTTTTTCATATTTACCTCCTTTTTTTATTAAAATAAACACTCATCGTTTAAAAATTTTAATAATTGTTCAACTTCTAAATCAGCATCTTTCAAATTCATAGCTGTATAATTTTTAAAATGTTGTAGTTCTATATGCGCTATTTCGTGGAATAGTGCTTTTTTTTGACTATTAATAGAAATATTACTATTAATTATAATATATTTATCTAATCCTGCCTCTATAATAAATGCTTTTATTTTATTAGATAAAGGATATATTTTTTTGTAAATATAGCTTGTTAATAAATTATCTTCTGTTATTTTTTCTATATCCATATTACTACACACCTCGCAGATTAATTATTACGTTCTCTTTTAATTATTTCTACGATGTCTAAAACTTGTTGCAATTCTTTTTCTGTTAATTCCCCAACCTTGTTAAACAAAATTCTAATACCTTCGTTTTCGTTTAATTGTTGCAATCTTCTTGTTAATTCACAATCTGGTATTATTCTATCTGGGCAATTGTTTTCTTTTTCTTCTGTTGAGTATTCGTTAACCAAATAATCTAAAGAACATTTAAAGAAATCAGATAACTTTTTTAAAGTAGATAATTTTATATTTTCTCCACCATGTTCATAAAAACTTCTGATTGTTGTATATGGTACTCCTGTTTTTTCAGCTAATTGGTTTAAGTTTTTAATGTTATTTTCTTTCATTAACAATTCTATTTTTTCTAAGAAAGACATGATTTTCCTCCTTTCTTATATATATATTATATGAAAAAAAACAAAAAGTAAAGACAAAAAATACGACAAATCGTATTTTTTTTGTTTTTTGGTGTTGACAATGCACGATATATCGTATATAATTAAGTTGAATGTACGATACATCGTATATTTTGGAATAGGAGGTGAGAGTATGTTTCGTAATTTAAAAGCTGAAATGGCAAGAAGTGGTTTAACAACCCAAGATATAGCAAATATTTTAAAAATTCATCGTTCTACTATTTCAGCAAAAATCAATGGGAAAAGAGAATTCACATTATCAGAGATGCAAACTATACAAAAAGAAATTTTCCCAAACTTAACAATTGATTATTTATTTGAAAAATAGGACAAGTAAAATGAATAAAATTTATTGAGGTGAAAGAAATGAATAAGTCTACCAAACAAAATATTAAATTAACAGATTTACAAATTAAAAATTTTTTTGAAACATTAGTCAAAATTATTGAAAAACGTGAAAATGTGAAAATTACTTATAAAATCAAGGGGGTTACATAAATTAAATGGAATTATTAATAACACTAATATTCATAGTATTATTTGGGTCAATAACATACATAAATTTGAAAGGTGATAAAAATGAAAAAAATAGATAAATTTTTATGTTTAGCGATGATTGCACTAATAACATTACAGATTATGGCAATTTTTAGCAAAAACCGAACAAATAACGAACAAATAACTATGGTTAATATAAATTATCAACTTGAAGAAAAAAACGCTAAAAACACCGAAAAAAGCGAAAAAGAGGCTATGTTACGTTTTTGCAGTTTAAGTGTTGTAACTTGTGAAGTTGAAAATTAATAAGAAAGGTGGTGATTGAATGATAGAACTATTAAATGATTTCCTTACAAACAAAAAATTAAATTAAGATATGATGAAGAACTAACTCCGAATGCTAAATTACTGTATGCAGAGATAACAGCCCTAGTGAACGAAAAAGGGTATTGTTGGGCTAGCGATACGTACTTTACCGAATTATATAGAGCAAAGAAATAGATGAAATATTAAAAATATTTAATTAAGGGGGAAACATGAAAAAAGAAAAAGTAGAAATTATTGAAGATAAAGAATTAACACAGTTAGCAATAAATTATTTTAAACATAAGGCGGAAAAATTAGAAGAAGAATTAGAGATTATAAAACTATATCTTAATGCTAATCAACCAGCAGAAAAAATAGTAGAAGCTTTGAAAGGGTATTTATTTAAATGAGAGAAATGTTTTTAGATATGTTATATCGAAAAGAAAGGGAAAAAATCAGAGATTATTTAAATGGTGAATTAGCATTAGATGAATTATTAAGTGAATTTGATATTGAAGAATGTAGTATATGTGGGACTTATGGATTAACGGAAGATTTAAGCATTAATAAAATATGTGAACAATGTAAGGGGGATATGTAAATGGGGAATTTAAAAACTTTGAAACGCTTGATGATGAAATAGATTATTTTATTAGGAGGTGATTAAATGAATCAATGTGAAATGATATTAAAGTATCTAAAAGATTTTGGAAGTATTACAACATTTGAAAGTTATACAGAACTGGGCATTACAAGGCTACCAAGTAGAATATGGGATTTAAAACAAATGGGATACGAATTTGAAGAAGAATGGATAAGCAAGAAAAATAGATATGGAAAGACAATATCATTCAAAAAATACACATTAAAAAAGAACTGCTAACAAGTAACAGTCCATAAACTTTTTAAAAAAACTATCTAATTATAACACAAAAAGTAGAAAAAGTCAAATTAGAGGTGAAATTATGGAAGAGAAAAAAAACTATTATGCCATTATACCTGCAAATGTAAGATATGATGAAGAATTAACAGCAAACGCAAAGTTGCTATATGGTGAAATTACCGCTTTATGCAACGAAAAAGGGTATTGCTGGGCCAGCGATACGTACTTTACAGAATTATATAAAGTAAGCAAAGCTTCAATACAAAATTGGTTAAAAATATTAGAAGAAAAAGGGTATATAACTAGAGAAATTTTATATGAGGAAGGAACAAAAAAAATAAAACAAAGATATATAAAAATAGAAACAAACCCTATACAAAAAAATTTGAATACCTATACAAAAAATTTTGAATACCCTATACAAAAAATTTTGAATACCCCTATACAAAAAAATTTGATAGAGAATAATACATATATTAATAATACAATTAATAATACATATGAATTAAAAGAAATATATAAAGAAAGATTTTTGAAATTTTATGAACTATATCCAAAAAAGGTAAAAAAGAAAGATACAGAAAAATGGTTTTTAAAAAATAAACCAGATGAAGAATTATTTAATAGCATAATTGAAGGTTTAGAAAAACATTTAAAAAGCAAACAATGGAAAAATAAACAATACATACCTTATCCAACTACATGGTTAAATGGTGAACGTTGGAATGATGAAGTAGAAATTGAAGAAACAGAAGAAGAAAGATTAAAAAGATTAGAAAAAGAAATAGAAGAAGCGAAGAAAAGGGGTGAGTGGTAATGACTTTAAATGAAACAAAAGAACTATTTAAAAGAATAAAAGCACATTATCCAAATTTTAATGATGATGATTATGTTATTAAAGAGTGGTTTAGATATGTCGAGCCATACGAAAAGGAAGATATACACAAAAAATTCGAACAACATCTTAAAGGTGATTATTCACAATATGAGCCGAAAATTACATTTCTAACAAGGTATCTTAAAACCAAAGAAGAAAAACTAAAATCACAAGAATATTACGTTAGTTGTGGAATTTGTGGACAAGCAGTTAACTTAAATGATTTCCAAAAACATTATGATAGATGCTTATCTGTAGAATACATAAACAAAATACGACTTAAATATTTTGGAAAAGAAGTAAATAAAGAAGAATTAAGAAAAATGGAAGAAGATAAATTTATAGAAATATACAAAAAAATGTTGAATGTAGTCTTACAGAAAACTACAGATAAAATAGAACGAAAAAGAATTGAAAATTACTTTTTTAGCAAAAAAGGAATGATTGAATTTAATCCAAAACTTTATCAAATAGGGATTTAAAAAAAGAAGGGAGAAATAATTATGGAAAATAAAAATCTAACTATTTATGAAAAAGTAAAAACTGTTCCTGAAGAAGCAAAAAAACAAATTACAGGTGGAAGACTTAAAGGAATGACTGATATTAAGCCTATGTGGAGAATCGAAAAATTAACTGAAATATTTGGTCCTGCAGGTTTAGGTTGGTACACCAAAACAATAAACAAAGAAATTATTGATGGGGCGAATAATGAAAAAATAGCAGTGGTAGATATTGAACTATATGTTAATTACAAACAACCTTTAGGATTAGAAGAAGATTTATGGAGCAAAGCGATTGAAGGTAGTGGTGGGAGCAGTTTTATTTCTAACGAGAAGAACGGATTATATACAAGCGATGAATGTTTTAAGATGGCTTATACTGACGCTTTATCAGTGGCTTGTAAGGCTCTAGGAATGGGAGCAGACGTCTATTGGGGAGATAGTAAATATCAAACAAATAATCAAGAAGACGAACAAAAACAAACAACAAAAAAAGTAACATCTAAAGCAACACCAAACCAACTTGCAATTTTAAACAAATTGACTGAAGAAGATAAACAAAAAATATATGCACAATACAATGTTACAACACTTGAAGAATTGACAGTAGTTCAAGCCAGCGAAGTGATTGGAAGAATAAAGAAAGGTGGTAGCAAATAATGGAATTAGTAAAAGTAGAAAACAACGAAATAATTGTAGCAGAAGAGGTAGTAAGAGAAATAGTTGAATTTAAGAAAAAAGCATTAGAAATCGAACTTAAAGAAAAAGAATTAAAAGAGTCTTTATTAGAGGCGATGGAAAAATACGGGATTGTGAAATGGACAAGTCCGAATGAAGAATTGGAAGTAACATATCGTAAACCTTCTACAAGAACAATATTAGATAGCAAAAGACTAAAAGAAGAACTTCCTGACATTTACGAGGAATATTCAAAAGTCAGTGAAGTTGCAAGTTCGGTTACAATCACAATAAAATGATTGAATTTCTAAAAGAGGAACATCTTTATCTTGTTGATGGAATAATAACACCAAGTGTTACACAAATACTACAATTCTTATTCCCAGATAAGTACAAAGATGTTCCCCCTGAAATTCTAGCAAATAAAGCCGAATACGGCTCAATTCTACATAAGGTAATAGAAATAGCCGAACAAGAACAAACGTTCGAAATTGATGTTTTAAAACAAAAAAATAGAAGGTATTAATTATTTGATTGAATTATCGTTCAAACAATATCTAAAAATTAAAGAAAAATACAATTTAGAAGTAATCGAACAAGAACAAATAGTTGCATACAAAGATTTATATTGTGGAACTTTTGATATGATTGCTAATGTTAATAATAAAAAGTCGCTAATTGATATAAAAACTACCGCTGAATTAGATATCGAATATTTAAGCTGGCAATTAAGTTTTTACGAATTAGCCAAAGGCGAAACGTTTGAAAAATTGTACGTAATTTGGTTGCCTAAAAAAGGTTTAGCAAAATTAGAAGAAATACCAAGAAAAACAAAACAGGAACTATTAGAAGTATTAGAAAAATATTATAAAGGTGGTATAAATAAACACTAAAAAAGCATGTGAACAAATATCAAAAACACAAGATGAATATTTAATTAATTTGGTTAGATGAAATATTGAAAACTGATTAGAAAGTGAGGATGATTAAATGGCTAAATATCGTAAAAAACCTATTGTAATTGAGGCATGGAAGTGGCCTGAAAACGAAGTGCCAGAAGCTAAAATAAGCATGATAGATTCCGATTTTAACTGGACATGCAAAGAATGTGGCCATTTAGCACATGAACACGGTAATTGTCCAACATTAGAAGGATACCACATTGTATGTCCAGGTGACATGATAATAAAAGGTGTTAAAGGTGATTTTTATCCTTGCAAGCCTGATATTTTTGAAATGACTTATGAAAAAGTAGAAAGCGGAGGGAAGGAAGATGAGTTAGACGAAAAATCAGTTATTGCAAATTTTGCAACAACTGTGGCAGACGGGGAAACCACCAAAGGAAACAGAGAAGGAAAGCGAGGTTGTGCCATGAGATTAATGGATGCTGATGTCCTCAAAAGCAAAATAAGAGAGCAACCGTGGAAGCAAGAAACAAAAGTATCTCTTATGCTTGACTTAATTTATATGCTTATAGACGAAGCTTCAACAGTTTCAACAGTTCAGAATAAAGCCTTGCAGCAGGAAAATGAGCAGCTACGGGCAAAACTTGATGAGTGGAAATATGAGGCTAAATGCCATATGGATGAGGTAATCGCAAGGGAAAAGCAAATAGAGCAACTAAGGGCGCAGGTGGCGAGGATGAGAGAAGCGTTGAAACAAGCTTGGAAAGCAATTTATGACTTACGATACACCCTAAACTATTTTAAAAATAAATCAGGTCTAAAGCCTTATGACAATATGACGCAAGCGCAGGAAGCTCTTGCCGAAATAGACAGGGCGATAGGAGGGGAGAAAGATGATTGAAATGGATGCAAGAACAAAAGCAATTGGCATTATTAAGGGAGGTAGACGATGGGATTAAAAATAGGCGATAGAGTTGAAGTAAATTACTCTATAGACGATTTCCCTGGACATGTTGGGATAGTCAAGGAGGTTAAAGAGAGTACCGAATTCCCTGGAAAAACAATTGTAGTTTGCTATTGGCCATTTTTGGATAAAGAAATAGCTTTTTTCGAGGAAAGCCTTGTCCTTGTCTAATATACATTATTTAGAAAAAACAATCAAAAAAGGCAAAAGTGGTTATGTATTAATCACTTTACCTAAAAATTGATAAGGAGGATTAAATGGAAGATATAAACAATGTAGAAGAAATAAAAGATATAGAGATGTTATATGACAAATGTGAAAATATGGAACAACTATATGAAAGATATTATTTGCCTTTACAACAAGAACTGGACAGAGCAAATGAAAAACTAAAGAAGATAGAAGATATTTGCGATAACGAAATCCAAAAATACGATTGGTTAATACAAGAAGCCCAAAATAATAACGATAAAGAAATGTTTTATACACCAATTCAATATCATTCGAAAATTAATGAATTAAAAATTATTTTAGGAATAATCAAAGGAGATGATTAAATGAAAGTAATAGATTTATTAAATAAAATAGCAAATGGAGAAGAATTGCCAAAAAAGATTAAATATGACGGTTACGAATGGATTTTTTGTAAAGAATTCAATGATTATAAGAAAGAATATGATGAATACACAGATTGGTTGTTTGAAGAATATAATTTAATTAATTGTTTAAACGATGAAATAGAAATCATAGAAGAAGATAAACCTATTAAGAAATTGAAACTATATACAAATTACGAAATATTAGAAGACAATATAAGAACAACTAGAGAAATATGTTTTAAAATCAATGAAATAATAGATGTAGTAAATGAATTAAAAGAAAGAGAGGGAAGATAAAATGGAATTAAATCGTTTATTCAATAGATTTGAAAGAAATATTAAAGAAATGAAGAACGAATTAAAAGAATTAGAAGAAGATTTTATTAAAACTCAAAACAAAACATTAGAATTTTTAGATAATTGTCAAAAAGTTGGAATAAAAAGAGTTGGAATAAATATGAGAGATGAAAAATTTGAAGAAAGTAAAGTTTGACCGTTTACTAGCAGAGGAATGGTATTTGCTGATGAAAGATATGAAGGTTGGCCTGCGATTTGGAGAGCTGTTAAAATGACAAAAGATATTAAGCAATATTGTGGTAATAGTGGACAATATCAATGCGATACACAATTTTTACAAAGTGGTATTTACGAATTTAAAAATGGTAAATGGTATTTGGTGAAAGAAAGTAGAGGTGATGAGTAAATAATGAATAAGATTAAGAGTTTTTTTGAAAAAATATTCTTGCCTTTGAAAAGTCTAATTAAATGGTTGAAAGAAAATATAGATATAGATTTAAAAAATTATTTAGAAAGTGGGGAAAAAATATGAATAAAGTTTGTTTAGTAGCAAGATTAACAGCAAAACCAGAACTTAGATATACAAATAGTAATACAGCATTTACAAGATTCACAGTAGCAGTAAATAGCGGATATAGAGATAACCAAAAAACGGATTTTATAAATATATTAGCATGGAAAAATCAAGCAGAAAACGTTTGTAAATATCTTGATAAAGGTAGTTTAATCGCAGTTGAAGGTCGTATTCAAACAGGAGTATATGAAGATAAAGAAGGAAACAAAAAAACAACATTTGATGTAGTAGCTGAAACAGTACAATTTTTAGAAAATAAAAAAGGACAATCTACTGGGAGAGTAACACCAGAAGAAGTTGAACAACATAGAAAAAAAGAAGATAATGACCCGTTCCAAATATTTATGGAAAACATAGAAACAGAAAATGATTTTTTAGATTAAATAACTATGAATGAAAGATGGAAAGAAATAGAATATATTAGAAAAGGTATTGACTATTCAATATAGCAAAAGATAGATTAAATGGAATAACAGCAAACGGTCAATTAAGCATATTTACTAATTTTGAGGAAGAACAATTGAATTTAAGTGTAGGTGATTAAATGATAGGCACACCAAAAGAACTAATAAAAAAATTACTTGAACTAGACCAAGATAAAAAATACGAAATAAAAGAACATAAAAAGAAAAGGACACTCGACCAAAATAGTTACTACTGGGTTTTACTCGGTAAGTTATCACAAAAATTAAGAATACCACAAGAGGAATTACATTTTGAACTTATTAAAAGGTCGTGTCCTTTTACTGAAATTTTAGTACCTGATGAAGCAGATTTGAGAGCAATAGAATATTACGAAGAAAGAGGCAAAATCACTAAAAATAACAAGCTATTCAAAATAATTAGGGTATATGTAGGCTCAAGTAAATTAGATACAACCGAAATGGGAATATTGCTTGATAATTTAATAGAGGAATGTAAATTACAAGGTATAGAAACTATGACACCACAAGAGTTAGCAAAATTGAGAGAATTAGAAAAAGAGAGGGGATAATATGGAAGATAGGGAACAATTATCTTGGATTTACAAATATATAGGGTTTCATACAAATAGTTGTACAATTGAAGAATTGGTTAAGAAATACAATGATTTACAACAAGAAAACCAACAATATAAAAACAAACTAAACAAGATAAATACAATTATTAAAAAATCAAAATTACATAAATTAAGTGGATTACTAAAAAAGAAAGAAATTGAAGAAATTTTATCAATAATCGAGGAGAGTGAAAAAAGATGACAATTAATGAATTAATAAAGAAGTATGAAAAAAAAATTAACCATTATGAAGAAAAATATAGTGATACAGCAGTAATCAATTTTTCAGAAATTGCAGAATGGAAAGCATATCAAGAAATGCTACAAGACCTAAAGCAATTAAAAGAAAAAATAATAAAAAGACAATTCACAAAAAGTTATATATCAACTAATCAAGACAATTCGTTGATGGCAGTGGAAAATATGATTAAAGAAATAATAGGAGAGTGAAATATATGATAAAAATAAAAGACAATGTTGATTTAAAAGAATTGGAAAAGTTTGGGTTTAAATATAGACCATATAAAAATGAACAAATAATTTATGGTAAAGAAACATATAGCGATGGCAGTTGTATATATATATATGAATGCGATAGAAGTATTTATGGAGAGAACGGAACATTTTACAAAAACGAATTACCAGAAGAAACATTAGACACATTATACGACTTAATCAAAGCCGATTTAGTAGAGAAAATATAAAGAGGTGAAAATGAAGAAACATTTGAACTAATTGAAGCAGTTACTATAAATGAAGTTGATAATTTTGATCTTGTTGATCAAGAATTAGTAGATAAAATAGTTGAAGAAATTGCTGATGTTGCAGTTTTACTAAATATGGAACAAAAAATAGATAGGCAATTAAATAGAATAAAGATAAAGGAGAGTGATTAAATGTTTAATGATATGGTAGATGATCATAATGAATAAAAAACAAGAAAAAATACTAGATTTTATAAAAAATTATATAGAAGATAATCAATACCCACCGAGCATAAGAGAAATAGCGAAAGGCACAAGCATTAAAAGCACAGCAACAGTACATAGACATTTGAAAATACTTGAAGAATTAGGTTATATAGAAGTAGATGAGCATAAAATGAGAGGGATAAGAGTATTGGAGTGAAAGGAGATAATATATTGGAGGAAAAAATAAAAGAATTGGACGAAGAATTACAAACATATATAAAAAAATTAGAAAATTATGAAAAAGCATGGTCAAAATTAAAAAAATATCTAAAAGAGATTTATAAAATTAATGCAAATTATTTATCAAATGCAATAGATATAACGGGAAAAAATAGAATTGAACCTTATGCATGGGTTGACGGTTTTGTTTCTGGAATCCGCAATTCTTATAACGAAATGTTGGAGCTTGATTTTGAATGTAATTTATGTGATAAGGCAAAATGGATTGACGATAAAAAGAAAAGAAGAATGATATTAAAATAAAATTTTAGAGTGAAAGGCGGTGTTTAAATGGCACTATATGAAGAATATTATGATTTATTTAAAAAATATCAAAGAGCTAAATTTCATTACGAAAAAAAATTAGAAAAAAAGGCACTTTTAATAATACAAACACAACTCGGGGCAGTAGACACAACAAAAGAAAAAATTAATGGTGGGAAAATAGAAAATAAAATTGAAAGATTTGTTTGCGAATTAGAAGAATTAGACCCGGAAATTCAAACGGCAAGAAATGAACGAGATTTATTAGCATATTTACTTAAAAAGAAAGAAAAAGAACTTCGAGACAGCAAAGATATAATGGATAGAATATATGTACTAAAATATCTCGATAAAAGAAAAGCAAGACATATAGCTATAATAATAAACTATAGTCTTTCAAGAACCTATGACTTAATAAACGAAATTGAAAAAAAATTAAACATCGGAAAAAATCGGAAAAAAAGCATAGTATAATGGTATCGTAGAGAATTATAAATAGATGTAATTCTCTCACACATTTCCCCTTTTTGGTTTTGGGAACGCGGAGTTCGTTTCAAGCAAGAATAAACCTCTTGCTATGAGAGATCTAATAAGTAATTCTTTAGTGGGAATGAAAAGTCGTAAGTCCTTAACGGGAGCCTAGAGGGTTTGTGTGGGTATCTCAAAGCCCGGTCCGGAAACACAGTAAAACAATAGCGGTGCGTGCGTCATCCTATGGTATCATTAAATCTCTCATAGGAATAGGTAATATTCCGTAAAAATAGTGAAATAGATATGTAACACCTAACAAGGTTAAAAAGTCATACAGTTGCAACTGTGCATATCTATTTTGCTAGGTCTAAAATTAAAAGAACCATAAAAAGTTCTTTTTTGTTGTATAAAAAAAGAGAAATAATCTCTTTTTAAATTTCTTCGATTTCTATAATTTTAACGGTAGTTTTAAATATATCTTCATTTTTTTCTACTAATTCCCAGATAACATTAATTTTATTATTGTAAGTCCAAGAATCGTTTTCTAATGCAAGATTAACATTATCGAATAAACTATCTTTTGTATTTAATTCCCTTTGTACTAAATTATCTAAATCTAATAAAGTTACTTCCTTATTTAATAATTCATTTTTTAAAAATTCCATATTATTTGTCTCCTTTTCAATTATTATTTTTTTATCATCTAATATTACTTTAACATTTCGTTCATCTTGTGTTATTTTTAATTTATCTAACCAAGATTTTGGAATAGACAATTTACCACTAATTCCTGTAGATGTACCGCTTTTGCTAAATGTTATTTTTAAATTTCTTACTTCCATATTTTTCCACCTTCTATTATTTTGATTTAATTATCTTTTTAATTTCACTTGCTTTAATCGTTTTATATGTGTTTTGATTTATGCTAGCTATATATTCAATATTTAATTCGTCTTCATCGTATTCTGCTGTGTAGATTCCATAAGCAAAATCCCCCATATCTTGTAAATAATAAATCTTTTCGTCAGCGTTCCACTTATAATTTTTGATATCTTCGTGTTGTCTTAGAGCTTTTTCATATTTTCCTTTAATAAATTTCATTTTATTCACCCTTTCTAAATTATTTTTCTATTATTTCCTTTACCTTACTAGCAAAAGATAATAATTCACTTTCTTTTCCTTCTAGAACTAATTCTTTACTGTTATTTTCTACTGCTTTATATAATTTATAATTACTTCCCCAAACTTCTAAAATATAAGAATTTTTATTAACCATTACTTCTTTACAATCTTCTACGTAATCTCCAACAAATATTTTAGAAAATTTTTGAGTTAGATCTATGCTGTTAACATATTTAGCAAAATGTTTGTTTTTATTTCTAGCATATTCACTTTGCGTTTTAGCGTCCCCGGTGTAAATAATTTTTTGTTGCGTTCTAGAATTTATTTCTTTAATCACCTCCATTTTTAAATTTTCTAATTCTTCAATGCTTAAATTTTTTAAATTCATTTTTATTACCTCTCTTTCTTAATTTCTATAATAATTATAGCATAGTCGTTCCGACTTGTCAATACTATTTTATGCAAAAAATCAAAAAAAATACATTTTTTTGTAAATTTACAAAAATCTATTAATAATTAATAGGTTTTTTTAAGTTTATAAGAGGTGTAATATGGGCAATAATAAAAGGATTAAAAAAATATTAATTAATAAATACGGTTGCTTTTGCATGATGACAGGAATTAGTGTGCAAAAAGATAGTAATTTATCATATCACCATATTGTTAAAAGAGAATATGGTGGCAGAACAAATATTGAAAATGGTGCAACGTTATTAATTGAAATTCATCAATGGCTACATAACAACATTGAAAGTAAAGATAAGGAAATGTTTTATCTAATAAATGAATGCCTAAAATTATATAAAAAATGTTTAGACTTAAATAAAACCGAACTTATAAACGAATATGAAGAAGAAATTATGCCTTTATTTAGGAAAGAATTGAGTAAAAGAAGGTAGGATATGAATACAGGGAAAAGATTTGAACAAAACTTTAAAAAATCCGTTCCAGCAGATGTGTTTTATTACCGTTTTAAAGATGGAACGAGCAATTGGGAACATAACAGTGTGGCAAGATTTCAAACATCTAATATTTGTGATTGTATGCTATTTGATGGCAATAGATTATACTTATTAGAATTAAAAAGCATTAAAGGTAAATCTATACCATTTAGCAATTTAAAACGAAACAATAAAGATAAAAGAT